GGTAGAGATTCAGGCCGACGTTCGCAATCTTCGCGCCGGCATCGGCCCCGAGAGTTTCGGCAGTCGGCGCAGCGGTCAGCCGAGCGCCGGGAACGGCGCGGAGTTCCTGCTGCTGCTGGCCGTATAGTCTTACGGTCGGCATTTACGGCTTCCTCGTCGTCGTCTTTGCTGTCGATCCAAATCCGTATCTCTGATACAGAATCGAGCCGCCAGTCGTGAGCAGTGTGCCGATCGCCTTGTTCTTGCCCTCGGCCTCCGCGATCGCGCCGCGCGTCAGCGAGTCCTGCGCCTGCACGCGGTAGCCCCAGGCTTCGCGCGCCGCGTTCGCCCGGATCGTCAGCGCGTCCAGTTCGCCGAGGTATGCGGTATCAGCCTGCACGTCGACGGCGCTGCTGTCCGCGTCGTTGATGTCGATGCCCTGCGCCGCCAGCGCCGCACGCTGCGCGCCAATCATCCGACGCGTATTGATGCGCTGCTGATTCTCGGCAATGCGACCGCGATCAATCGCGTCCTCGGCCTGAATCTCGGCGACCTGCGCGTTATAGTTCGCCAGCGCAGCCTGCGCCTTTCCAGCTTGACGATTGGCCGATGCACTGAATCCAGCACCAGCGCCAGCCATTGCAAGACCTGCGGTCGCCCCCATGTCAGCCTCCGATCTGCCCGGTAGGAATCAGCGACAGGATCGAAACCGGCAGCGGATCGGTCTGGCGGACCGCGAAACTGCCCTCCTGTTTCCATGTCGACTGAATTGGTATCTCGATTATACCCGTATAAGGCTGGATCGCGCCGTAGCCGTCAGAGACCGAGCGCTGCTTGTGCTCGACCAGTCCGTCAAGACTGTTGTCAGTTTCAGGCAATTCCGACCCCGCAAAAATGCCGCGAGCCGCCTCGACCAGCATGTCGATACAGTCGACCTTTTTCTTATTCGACCGGATGTTATCCTGCGTCGTGTCGAGCGGCAGCGCGACCATGTCAGCCGTGATCGGCAGTCCGACGTGGACGACCATGTAGGGACGGTCCAGCGCGATCTCCGCTGCGTCTACCGTGATGACCGTATAGGCGTCATTGTTCGGATTGGCGATCACGTTGCCGTCGCCGATAGCCGATATTCTCTTGCCTTCGAGATGTCCGAGTCCGCCGATGACATCGACGGCCTTACCCCAGGACGTCGTCGCCGTTGACCGCAGCGCAGCAGGCACGGTCTTGTTCGGATAACCCGAGACGACCGTCGCGCTCGTATAGGTGCCGATCGTGATTTTGACCTCGTCGCCGTCGTCATTCCAGACGACGATCTGGTTCCCGACGTCGCCGGATACGAAATAACCGGCGCTCGCCGCCACCGTGATCGTGTCGTTGACCGTCCAGCCGCCCCCGGTCGACAGCGTCATCGTCGTCGCCCCGGTGTTCCTGCCGTCGTAGGTCGCACCACAGTCGACATAAAAGGCGTCGTAGCGGATGTCGTCGATTCCGCTGATGAACGGATCGGCCATGCGCTCGACGTAACGCTTCGTCGCGCCGTCGATCGCGCGCCGGACAATCATGTAGAGCGCGTCGACCTCGCCCTCCGGGATCACGCAGATGTCCTCGATTACGCCGTCCGTGTCGTGCCAGTGCCATCCCCACACTTCATGCTCGCGCAGGTAGGTCAGGCCGAGCAGCCTGCCGTCCGATCGCAGGCACCAGACGATCGAGTGCGGAATCTGCTGGTATTCGATCCGCGTGACCGTGTAGCCCTGGAATAGATGGTAGGCGAAAATCGTCAGGTCGCGGCCCTGGTAGCTGCTATTCCCGCTCGCGCCGACCTCGTAGCGCAGGTCGCGCAGAACAGAGCCGCGCGCTTGCAGGTAGACCAGACTGTCGGAGATCACGGCAGGCGCGACTTCGGCAGCGCCGTTGTAGCCGATCTGCCTCGGGTTCGGAGACTGCGGTCGCAAGACGCCGTCGCTGTCTCCCTGGATGATCCACTCGCCGCCAGCAGTCAGCACGACGAAGTCCCCGACCTCGATCAGATGCCGGACTTCGTTGACCTGCCGCCCGGCAATCGAGAACGTCACGGCGTCGTCGTCTTGCAGCGGCGACGAGATCGAGAAGTTCTTGAACATACCGGATCGCGACCCCCAAATCTTTTCGATCGCGTTGTTCGTGTTTGCGAACAGCCGACGCTGCTGGTAATAGCCGACCGTGCTCGGATAGTTACCGCTGCTCGCGAACGGATCGCGAGCGATCGGCGGCGTGATCGACGTGTCCGGATCAATGCCGTTGTCGGAGAACCCGGCAACGCCATCCGCAGAGACTCCGATAAATCCGTAAATGCCGTTTTTCCTGCGGTAGACGTTATACTCGACGGCCCCGCTGACGTTTGTCCAGGTGATCGTGATCGGAGACCCTGACGACGGAGTCGCGCTGCTGGTCGTCGCGCTCGACGCCAGCGATTCCTCATAGGTCTCGGACTTGACCGCGGTCACGATCCAGTTTGACGTTGTGCCAGCCGCGCCGCTGTTTGCGACACCAGTCGGAGCGGCAAGCGACGGAGCCATCGACACGGTCGACAGCGTCCATGCGGTATGCCCGGTGCGCGCCAGTTCGCGGATCGCATAGGTCGGATGCACGACCGTCACGACGTCGGCAGACTGCGCCTGTTGAAGTGTGCCGAGATCAGCCGTCGCGTAAGGCGTCGGAATCTCGTAGATCGAACCGGTCAGCGGATGCCAATAGGTCGCGTTCGGCGGAGCGTTGCCGGTCGTGTTTGCCTTGCAGTAGTAGTTGACGCCGCCGCTCGAAACTAGGTCTCCTGGCACATAGGCGGTCGCGCCGTTGTAAGCCGCCACGCCAGAGACCGTGATCTGCGCGGCGTTGCGGATAAACCGCATCGTCTGGTTCTGTGCGACGAGCAGGTAGGTCTGGTCGGCGTTGTAAACGAATTTCAGCAGCCGACCGATAATCGACGAGTCCTTGAGTTCGGCGATGTATTGCGTCCCCTCGCGGTTCTTGATGCCGCCGTGTTTCATGACGACGAAGTTCCGGCAGCGCTTGAGGCCGGTCTGATACTTCGTCTGATCTGCTCGGCCCTGCACGGACGGAGCGATCTCGCCGCCAGCAAGGGACCGCTGAATCGTGCTCTGTGACATTACGTCCTCGCGCGCACGAACTCGGATTCGAGCGGCTGATCCTGCTGCTGCTCGTTCAGCGCGCGGGACGCTGCCTTCGACTTGTCGATCTCATACATCTGCATCGCGGTCTCAGCCATGCCCTTGATCCTCGACTGCGACGGAGAGATGACGCTGGCGATCTTCCATGCCAGCATGGAGACGAACATCGAATCGAACTCCTCCGGCTCGGTCACGGCGTAGGTGAACTCGATCTCGGCGTTCGCCTCGTTCGTGTAGATCAGCCTGCCCTGGCTGTCGCGCCCGACACGGAACGGCGGCGGGTTCGGATCGCGCCTGCCGTTCGGCCCCATAATGCGGCGGACGAACATGCAGTCGCTCGGGTAGCGGTAGGCATACTGCCAGTCGTAATTGACCGGAGCCGTGCTCGATCCGTCGACGAGCGCCAGTTCGACGTAGGCGGTCGCAAACGGCCACGGAAAATCGCGCAGCACGTAATCGCGCTCATTGTCGAATACCGTTCGGATCGAAATCGCCTCCGCGCTGCGCTCGGTTTCGAGGTTCGCGATCTGCTTCGTCGCGCCGATGCGGATCAGCGCCAGGTTCGCGATGCTGGTTTCGGATGCCACAGTTTACCTCCGGCCTCTACGCCGAACTATTGTTTGAATCCAGTTTCCAGCGGCAGTCACCACAGACGACAGCGACCAGCGCCGCCGCAGAAGCAGGCTCATTCGGCACCAACGAACACGGCGTAATCGCCGTCTCGCCGGTAACGCAGACCATCGAAAACACGGACCTCGCCGACAGTCCAGCCTTCACCATCGACCACAGCACCGCCGAGATCGCCACCGTTCAGAGTCACCATTCCCGCCTCACTCGAAATATGCGTTGAACATCGCCACGCCGCGAACGATCTGCGAGGCCGTCGCGGTTCCCACAGGCATCTTGAGGATCAGATGCACCACGGTTCCCGGCTCGCAGATCAGCGGCGCGTCAAGGTTCACGTCGACGGCCTGGTTTGCAGCGCCGCCGATCGGCGTCGCAACGGCCAGCGACTGAGCGCCGATCGGCAAGCGGCGCGCCGCCCTGGTGCCCGCGGTGGCGCTGTCGGTCGTCGCCAGCGTAACGGCAGTCCCGCCGACAGCAAGAGCCCACTGCAACAGCGTCGGCGTCGTGGCTACCGCCGCGCCCATGTTGAAGGTGTCGATCCTCACGCCGCGGATGATGAGGTTCTTGCCGGGGTTCGCCGCAGTGCCGGCCGGCACGGTGTAGGCGAACAGTGCGTAGTCCGTCTCGGCACCCGCCACGGCTGCAAACTGCCACTGACCGCCGAGCGTCGTGTAGCCCGCCGCAGTGTTCGAGAGCGTTGCCGATGCCGGGGCCGCGCTGTTGGCATGGTTCGCGGTCTGACCCGCCGTCGCGCCATCCGGCGCGTTGACTGAACTGCGACCCATGCCGACCATCTGAGTCGGCCAGAGTCGGTTGGCTTGAAGGTCGCCCAGGCTGACGTTGACAGCGGCGACTTCGAGGCGCTGCGCCGTCGCAACCACGCCGCTGTTGTAGTTCCGCAGAAGCAGCGGCAGCGCGTTCGACAAGCAGGGCGAGCCGTTGGCCAAGGGCGTCGTCACGGCACCGACGAGCTGATCGTCGATCCAGAACTCCGTGCGGTCGTTGTGGATGACGATCAGGAAGTGATGCACCACGTTCGTGGACGGCGCAGTGATCGCGGCGGTCTGCGTCTCGCCGCCGTTGTTGTTGACAACGCCGCGCAGTTCGCCGGCAGCGTTGTAGCGGAAAAACACGCCGTCTGTCGGCGCAGCCGTCGTCGCCGCGTAGCCGAGGCCAAACTCCAGGACGTTGTTTGCCTGCGGAACCTGCGGCAGCAGCAGCCAAAAATCAACGTAGGTCGGATACGTCCCGATGATCGGGAACGTGCGGAAGGTCTGCACGCGCGCCACGTTGCTCGCAGCGGTTGCGTTGCCGGAGTTCAGCACCAGGCGTCCGCCAGACAGCGCGATCGTCATCGTGCTCGTCACGCCAGCGTAGGTCGACGTGTTGAACACGCCATGACTGAAAGTATCTTGCCACAGCAACGAGTCCGTGCCGACGCGCAGCCGGAAGTCCGGAGAGACGTCGATCGGGCGCAAGAGACGCGCGGAGCCGGTCACGCCGTCGTGAACCTCGGCAGCAGTGGCGTTGTAGCCGGCCTCGCCGAGCGTGCTTGGCAAGCGCACGCGCAGGTTGTTACTGGCGTCGACTTCCGCACGGTTGCCCGTTACCGCGCCGCTTATTTCCGCTTCAAATGCCATGTCAGTCGCTCCAAACCCATCGAACTTTAAACTGGCCGGTCAGCTTCTCGACCGACCTCGCGTGAATCGTGAAACTCGTGCCCGAGGGCGCGCTGCACGACAACCCTACAAACGCAGCGAAGTAGCGATGATCGCTGGCCGTATGGTCTGTCGTCGTGTCGTCAGCGGACACGTATGCCTCGGCGTTGCTGGTCGGCGAAATCTCCGACTGCCCGGTGACGGCGACGCTGGCCTCGTTCGAGCCAGGATGCGCGCCGAAGTCGATGACTGCTTCGCCGACGCCGCTCGGCATGATTACGCTCCGAGCAGCCTGTCGCGCTGCGCCCTGGCTTCGGCCAGCCTGTTCTCGATGTCGGCCAGTTCGTTCGCCTGCTGCTCGATCTTGGCGGTCAGGTCGGCAACGCGCTTGGTCGCGGCTGCGACGTCTGCCTCGGCGCTCTCTACGACCTTCTTCGCCCTCGCCGCCATCTCGCTCGCCCGCGATTCGGCGGTCTCGATGATCTCGCGCGCCGTCGCCTGCGCGTCGTCGATCGCGCTCTGCGCCAGCTTTTCGCCTTCGCTGATCGCTTTCGCGGCGCTGTCTTTTTCGGCGGTCAGACCGGCCTCGGCCTGCGCGGTTTCCTCGCGCAGCTTGGCGACGCGATCGCTCAGTTCGCGCTCGTTCTGCTCGATGCCAGCCATGTAGCGCAGCACTGCCTCGGCCTTCTCGAAAGCCCGGAACAGGCGCGCGCCCTTTTCGATCTCGACAAGAGCCTCTGCCGCGGTGATGTCGTTCGCCATGATTTACCTCTTGACGAGTAGGGTTGCGACCAGGTTGGTCGTGCCGTCGCCAGCCGTGACGCGCGGACGGATGTAGCGCGTGAGTTCAGTCACGGCCTCGATGCTGGCGGCGGTCTTGCTGATGTTGTTGCCTTGCGGATCGGTCAGGACGACGTAGTTCACGCCGTCGTTCGATCCTTCAAGTGCGATCGTTCCGCCAGTCCCGAACGTGCCGGTAAACTGAATCGAGCGGTCGGACGAACCCGGCATCTCGATCGGCGAGCCGTCGTCGCCGTTCAGCAGGCCGGTCCATCGCACGACATGCGCGTGATCCTTGAATGTTTCGATCGGCGTGATCGTTGCTGCTCTGGTTGCCATGTTTTTCTCCTGAAAAGAGGCCGGGCGCTAACCCGGCCTCTCGTCGTCAGATGACGTCGCGTTCGCTGCCGCCATCGCCATCGCCATCGCCGCTGCCGGTTCCGGTGCCTTCACCTTCGCCGCCAGCGCTGCCCGTCGCGGCGCTCTGCGGCGGGACATGCGCTTTCGGATCACTGGCCTTCGGAACTTTGGACTCGGTCTTGCGCGGCGCGTTGCTGCGCGCAACCGATGACTGGCGTCCCTGCTTTTCGTCAACAAGTTCGAGCCACGAGCAGCGGAACTTGCCGTCGCTCGTGTAAACCGCATCGCGCTTGATGTAGAAAACCTCGCCTTCCTTGCGGCGCTGGAAGCCATCGAAACCGAGCGAGATTGCCCTGACTTTTACGGTGTTCATCGCGTAGGTTCCTTGTGGTTAGTTGGCGATCGTGTAGCCGCTGGCGTATTCGCCGTTGTTGCGGACGTCGACCATCGACAGCGGCACGAGATGCGCCGACACGGTGATCGACGGAGTCGTGCCGGCGACGTCGTAGCGAACGCCGATGAACCTGGCGTCCTCGGAAAGCGAGGTCGGCGGGATCACGATTGCGAACCGGAAACCGGCAACCAGCAGATCGGCATCCTGCGCCGGAGCGGTCGGGGTTCCGGACTCGAACACGCGACGACCGAGCAGTTGACGCCCGGTCGTTTGCGCCGCGTCGGTCGAGACTTCGACGTCGAACGTGTAGTCCTCGTCGCCGGTCGTCTGATCGGCAGGGACTTCGACGGCGAAAACCACCGCCATCGGTTGGCCGTTGCCGATCGCGCGAGCGATGCTGAGGTCGATCACGTTGGTTCCGACAGCGTCGGCAGTCACGGCCTGGGAGTCGGAAAACTGGTGCTGTGCATCGAGAATCATGGTGTGTCTCCTTTCGTCCGATTGGCGGTTAGACCGCGGCCTCGGTGTTGGTGATCTGGTCGACGATCCGGATCGGGATGCCGCGGAACGACATCGTGCGCTTGCCGTCGACGTCCTGGTAGGACAGGCCGGCAGCGGCGGCGTCGTCGCGGCGCTGGATGTCGAGCATCTGCGCCACGGTCCGGTTCATGTAGAAAACCGGACGGCCCATCGCCAGCGAAGGCGGGCGGTAGGTCATCTTGATCATCGTGTCGATCAGGTCTGCGGCGGACGACTTGCCGACCAGGTTCGAGACGTCGATCGAGCCGGCGCGCACGACGAAGCGCCAGTCTTTCAGCGCGATGCCGCACTTCCACTGCCAATGATCCTGATACGCACGCATGCGCGCGCCAGCGATGCCGGCAGTGGTCTCGACGGTGACGAGGCCAAGGTCCTCGTGATAGATGCCGGCCTTCGAGCCTTTCGGAAAGATGCCGACGCAGGACTGCTCGCCCCACACGACCAGCCACATCGACGTGTTGTCCGACTGACTGCCACCGCAGTCGATCACGTTGACGCCGTTGGTCGCAGCCGGATCGGAGAAGCGCGGCGCAAGGCCGGTGATCTCCTCGGGCGCAAGCCCGCTGTTGCCGTAGAACAGCGTCGAGGCCATTTCCTGATTCATCGCCTCGATGAACGCGGTCGCTTCGGACAGGCGGAACTCAGGCGTGTTGCCGTTCAGTTCAGCCAGGTCTTTGTCGACCTCGCTCCACGCTTCCAGCATGCCGCACTGCTCGTCGATCTGAGCAGTGGTGGACTTGCTCGGCGTGACACCCTGGTTCAGCAGACGCCAGGTCACGGTCGGCAAGCCGGTCCGCACGACGAGGCGGTGGCCGGTCGGCAGGTTGCCCTCGACGAACGGCATGTCGGTCAGAATTTCGTTCGTCTGCGACAGCAGTTCGGTGACGGCGGACGTGCGACCGTCCGGATCGAGCCGCTTGGCCCAATCGTTGAGGGTGAGAACATTTGCACCAATGGTGGCCATTTTAAAGTCCTTTCATGAAGTTAATTTCCATAAAGGCGTTCGGCGATGGACTTCTTCCCGGCTCCGGTCCCGCTGGATTCGGGCGGCCTGTCCTCCGCCATTGCCTTTCCGATGCGAACGAGACCCCTGACGAGTTCGGGATGACTGCCGTACCCCGACTCAGCGAGGAGTTTCTTGAACTCAGCGGAAAAAAACTTGTCGAGCGCAGGCTTGGCGTATTTGTCGAGGTTGCCTTGCAGCGCCTCGCCGCCAAACTCTTTGTCGCTCGTGCATGCTTCGTCCCACTTCGTTCTGGCCTCGGACAGCGTCGCCTGACCCCGCTGGCGCTCCGCCAGGACCGCCTCGCTGCGCTGATCGAGAAGCAGTTGCGCCTGCTCGTTCGACAGGTTTTTCTCTTTCGCAAGAGCGGACACCTTGTCGATTTCAGCTTTGTCGAGGGGAGAGCCTTCCGGCAGCTTGAGGTCGTAGGTCTCCGGCGCGGTCTTGGCGTCCGGCTTGGTCTCGCTTTTGGCGTCGCCTGCCTTCTCGCCACCGTCGCCGGGCTTCTCGCCCTGCTGTTCGGTGCTCTGCGTCGTTGCGGTTTTGGCATCAGTTGCCGCAGCCGTTTCGCTGGCCTTCGCATCGGTCGCCGTTGTGGTTGCGGCCTTCGCGTCGGTCTGCGATCCAGCCTGCGAACCCTGATCAGCCGCGGCGGTGTTACCCTGTGCGGTGCTCTCGGTCTCAGGCATCGGATTCTCCTTTGTTGCCTTGCAGCGCTTGCGCTTCAATCGCCTCACGTCGCGCCCTCGCGTGCGATTCCTGCATCATCTTCACGAGCATCAGTTCATCGGCCTCGGCAATCCTCGCCGTGATGATCAAGCCGATCTCCTGCTTTCCTGCGTTGCAGTGGATCAGCGCGCTCGGGTGCCACACGGACTGCATGAACTTGCACTCGCCGAGGATGTCCCACAGCACCATCCGACCGGCGTCCGTCGCCAGGACTTCCTGCCAGGCCGCGCGCAGAATCTCGGCCTTGTCGCGCGTCTTGCGCTCGGCGCGCTTGACCTGCGACTGATCGGCTGCGTTCGAGACCATCGGTGCCGTTTTTGAGTTCATGCCGGGACCATCCCCCTCGCCAGCGCCGTCAGCGCGTTGTCACCAGATACGTCCGTCTCAGAGAGCGCTTTCGCGCTGCCGGCCATGTTCTTCGCCTGCTCTGCCGCGATCATTGCCGCCTGCTGCTGGCGCTCGGCATCGGCGGAAGCGCGAGCCTCGTCGTCCGGACGCACGACCTTCGGATCAACGCCAAGCATCTCGCCGTGGTCGTCGATCAGCTGCATCGCGTCGACCTTGTGCCTGACCTCCGGGAACGCCT